TCATACTCATCATTTGAAACTTCATTCAATTTACGGTAAAGATCCAGCACTGACTACAGCTACAAAGCAGATGCGTTGGGTAAAGATTCAAAGAGAAAAACATGGCTTGGTATAATCCTTTTAGTAAAAAACCTGTCGAAGATGTTGAAGAAAAACTCAACCCTGTTCAACAGTGGCTGGGTCAAAATGTTGAGTCTTCCAGAGAATTTACAGGTAGTTATGAAACTTATTATGAAAATCTTGAAATAGTAAATCGTGCCGTAAATATGGTTGTAGATGATAGTGGTAATGTAGCTACTACAGTTAAGCCTATAGGTCACAGTGGTGTTGTTAAGGGTGTAAAAAGATCAAAAGTTGAAAACTTACTTACTCGAGAGCCAAACCCTTTTCAAGATATTAATACTTTTAGACGTAATTTAATCACAGATTTTATACTAGACGGTAATATCTTTATTTATTTTGACGGTGCTCATTTGTACCACTTGCCTTCAGACAATGTAATTATACATGGAGATAGGAAGAAATATATTGAAAAATATACTTATAATGATACTGATTATACTCCAGGTGAGATCATTCATATTAAAGAAAATTCTTTTAAAGATGTTTACCGAGGCGTATCTCGTTTAAAACCTGCGCTAAGAACTATGCAGTTAATGGCACGAATGAGAGCATTTCAAGATAAGTTTTTTGAAAACGGAGCAGTTCCAGGTTTAGTACTTAAATCACCAAATACTCTTTCAGATAAAATTAAAGAACGTATGATGGCATCTTGGCAAGCACGTTATCGCCCAGACTCAGGAGGTCGCAGACCTTTAGTACTTGATGGTGGTTTAGAAATTGATAAAATATCAAACGTAAGTTTTAAAGATTTAGACTTTCAAACTTCTATAGCAGACAACGAAAAGATTATATTAAAAGCAATTGGTGTACCCCCAATTCTTTTAGACTCAGGTAACAATGCAAATATTCGACCGAATATGCGATTGTATTATTTAGAGACTGTACTACCTATTATTATAAAACTAAACTCAGGGCTATCTCGATACTTTGGTTTTGAAATCGTAGAAGATGTAACAAACGTTCCGGCACTACAGCCCGAACTTCGAGATGCAGCAGCATACTATTCTTCACTTGTAAATGGTGGTATTATTAGCCCTAACGAAGCACGTGAAGCATTAGGATATGATGCTCGTGAGGAAGCAGAAGATATAAGAGTACCTGCAAATATTGCAGGTTCAGCAAGCAACCCAGACGAGGGAGGAAGACCTCCCGAAGAAGAGGAAGAATGAGTAAAAGAGGTGTAAAAGGTAGACTACTACAAGAAGCAGCAATGTATTTTGCAGAACTAGGACAAGTTCCTTCTACCTATTCAAAAATGTGTGATTTAGTACCTTCTGGAAAACCAGACTGTGTAATTAGAAGAAAATGGAAAAGACATTGGGTATCTTGGGGAGCTTTTGTTCGAGATGTCCACAAGCATTACAAAGAAGTAATAGAACTGGCAGACTCTATAGAAGCAAAGGAAGAGCCAGAAGTTAAAGACCCTTTAGAATCACTCAGGGCAAGTACTACAGAGAAATAATATGGAAAAGATACTACATATGGCCTCTACGTTTAAATCTCATTCTAATGATGATGGTAGCGTAATGATTAAAGGTATGGCAAGTACTAGTCACTCTGACCGCGCAGGAGATGTAATTGCAGCTGAAGCGTGGGCTAAAGGTGGTCTAGAATCTTTCAAAAATAATCCTGTAATTTTATTTAACCATGACTATGATAAACCTATTGGTCGTGCTACAGGTATAAATGTAACAAAAGACGGACTGGAGTTAGAAGCAAAGATTAGTAAATCTGCCCCTGCCTCAGTCTGCGAGCTAGTTAAAGACGGTGTTCTTGGGGCCTTTTCCGTTGGTTTCAAAGTCAAGGACGCTGATTATTTAGAAGAAACTGACGGATTAATGATTAAGGATGCTGAGTTGTTTGAAGTATCGGTTGTATCGGTACCTTGCAATCAAGCAGCTACTTTTTCGCTCTCAAAATCTTTTGACTCGATATCCGAGTACGAAGACTTTAAGAAAACTTTCACTAATCGTGTAGATCTAGCAGGTCAGTCTCTGGCTAAGCAAGAAGTTAATACTTCGGATATAGCTAGTGACACACCTCAAAGCGCGGAGAAATCCGCAGATCAGGAGATCAAGATGGATAATCAAAACATCGACTTGGAAGCTTTTGCAAAGAAGGTAGCTGAAGATACTGCCGCTAAGATTGCAATGAAGCAGGCCGAGCAAAAAGCCGCTGACGAAGCCCAGGCTAAAGCAGCACAAGAAGCTGAAGCAGCAAAAACTGCCGAAGCACAATCAATCAAGTCAAGCATCGAAACAGGTGTTAAGACTGGTGTAGAAAAACTAGAAGCTGATATGAAAGCTGATCTAGAAGCTAAAGACGCAAACTTTGCAGAAGTAACTGCTAAGTATGAGTCTGCTCTTAAAGAGCACGCTTCTGAAATCGAAGCTATGCGTAACAGCAAGCGTGATTTCTCTGCAGAACGTTCTTCTGCTAAATCAGGCGATTTGTCTGCGTTCGGTCAAGACTTCTTGAACGCTCGTATGACTGCTAAAGTATTGGGTAAATCTTTCCAAGATACTGCAATTGGTCGTCAAGTACTAGAAAAAGCTGGTGTATCATACTCTCCAAGCTCAATCGGTACTAGTACTGATAGCTCAGCAACTATTACTGGTCACGTAGACGGTATTGATATGACTGCAATGGACGCATTCGAAGAGAACATTCGTTTAAACTATCGTGCAGCTAACTTCTTTAAAGAAATGGCTGTAACTTCAGGTAAAACTGTAATCCCTCTAGCGGGTGAGCCAACTGCTGCTAACGCAAATGGTGGCGGTCTTGAAACTACTGCTGCTAACCGAATTACTGGTGGTACTGGCGCTTCTACTGGTGAATACCACATTGATGAAGTTACTTTGACTGCTACCCGTCTAATCGCTGGTCAGTTCATCGATAACAACACTGATGAGCAAGTAGTTGCTACTATCATGCCAATCATCATGAACGCTCTTGCACATTCGCAAGCGAAGAAAGTTGAGAACATGATTGCTACTAAACTAGAGCTTGCTGCTGATGTTGATGTTGATAGCGATTCAGGAGCTGCGAATAATGTAATGACTCGTAAGGATCTACTTGCAGGTCGTACAGCTCTTGGTAACTTAGGTGTTGATCCATCTCAATTAGTATACCTTATGTCTGTTGCTGCTTACAACGAGCTACTTGATGAAGGTGAATTTGATGACTTCACTTCTGTTGATACCGCTGCTGCAAAAGTTCAGGGTTCTATCAACAGCTTCTACGGTTCGCCTGTAGTTGTAAGTGATCAGTTCACTGCTGGTACTGCTTGTGTTGCTAACGTTAACTCTTTCGTAATTCCACGTCTTGGCGGTGTTCAAGTTGAGACTGACTACGAAGTTGCTAATCAACGTACTGCGATTGTATCTAGCCAGACTCTTGGTTTCGACCAAATCTTTGCTGGTGTTGGTGCTTCGCACATCGTACCGGCTAACGGCTAATAGTAATACTTTTACTTTTAAACTTCGGGGAGGTTCGCCTCCCCCAAGTTTTTACTAATGGACTTATAGAATATGACAGATTTAATAACACTTGCAACATATAAGACAGCAGAAGGCATTCAGGCTACCAAAGATGATGCTAAACTAGAGCTGTTAATTACCTCTGTAAGTCAATTAGTAAAAACTTATTGTAATACTACTTTTGTAGATTATTATACAAGTGCAAAAACAGAATTATCCAATATTAACTATAATGAAGCCTTCGTACAGCTATCAGAAGGACCTGTAGTTATGTCGGACGGTAATAAACCAGTAGTGTCTGAAAGAGATAGTATTACTAGTTCTTATACTACTCTTACTCAGGATGTAGACTACTATGTTGATACAGATTTAGATTGTATTTATAGAATGAATAAAGCCTGGCCAAAAGGTCCTGGTGCAGTAAAAGTTGTTTATAAAGCAGGCTATGCAACAATACCTGCAGATTTAAAACTAGCAGTTATTGATTTGGTTACATACTATCATAAAGACGAGCATAAAGCACGTCAAACCATTGCAGGTGCGAGCATACAGAATCAAAGCTCTTCAAGTCAGAGAAATAACGTTGCGTTTCCTGACCATATTAAAAGAGTACTAGATCTTTATAAGAACTTCTAATGAGTAGACAGTCTTTTGAAAGAGCATTTCAAAAACCTTTACTTAGAAAGTTAGATGAAGAAGCACGTAAAGCAGTAACAAGACAGAGAGGGCAGCTGTTAATCTTAGCAGATACAAAAGATTTAGAAGCAGTAATTTTAGCTTCTACAGGTACAAAACCTAAAGCCTCTCAGTTAAAAAAAGCATTAGAACAAGCAAAGAAACACGCTAGAAAGTTACAGTCAAACTTTAAAACTCGTAACAAAAGAAGATATAATGCGATAGTTGCCAAGTTGCCAGAAATAAGACTATCACATACATTGAACGAAGATATGTTTATAGTAAGTAGTTTTTCAAGATCCATTACTACTATTAAGAATACAATGTTAAAGACCTTAGTAGCAGAAGGTGCAATTACATCAGAACAGTCCAAAGATGTATCAAAAAATCTACATAAAGGACACGGTTCGAGCGGTAACGCAGTTTCTCAGGTTCAGATTGCTTCTTCAGTTTCTGCACTAGATGCACCAACTAGAAAGTTACTTTTGTATAACTTAGAAGGTGCTTTTAGGTCTGGAAGACTTGAAGGGGTAAAAGCTTTTAAAGATATAAAAAGACTCGTTACAAATGCAGAACAAATAGTAACAAAGAAAGGAAAGCTTACTGCAAATTATGTTTCAGTTATTGCATTTCAGTCGGGTAGAGATAACATAAAAGATTCGGCAGAAGAAAAAGCAATAAAATCTATTTTTAGAGATTTTATAAAAAATTTGCCAGAAACAGGACACAACTCTTTACTAAATATGCAAGGTTCTTCGACTCTAAAAGAGAAATCTGCAGCAATGGTTGTGAATAAATTTAAAGGTAAGAAGGGTGTAAAGGTTAACTCTAAACCTGTTAAAATGCATACTAAAACAAAAGTTAGTAGTAAAGGCACTGTTTCAAAAGCATCAGTGACTTTAAGTGCAAAGAAACTAAAAACAGCAAAGAAAAAAGAAAAGGTAAAGAGTTCAGCAGCTTCTCAACCTTTACAGCTTTTAGGTTTAATTAACCAAAAACTTCCTGAAACTGTAAGAAAGAATATGGTACTTCCAAGACTGGAAAATAGAACAGGAAGATTTGCGGATAGTGTAAAAGTAACAGAGATTGCTCAAACTCCGCAAGGATTTCCAAGTATAGGATATACATATAGAAGAAATCCTTATCAAGTTTTTGAAGAGGGTAGTCGTGGAAACTGGTCAAATGGTGATAGAGACCCACGAGATTTAATAGACAAATCTATTCGAGAAATAGCGGCACAGTTCGCAATCGGAAGATTCTATACTAGGAGAGTATAATGAGCAGAGCATACACAACAAGACGTTTAGGCATTGTAGAAGCTCTTGTAGAAAAACTCAAAGATATAAACGGTACGGGTGCATTTC